AGCCTAAGATCGGCTTCAAGACTCGTTACGGCATGATCGCTAACCCATACGTTACACAATCTGATGGTACTACTGACGGTGATACATTCACTGCTGATCGTAACCAGTACTACAGAAGCGTTAAGGTAACCAATTTGATGTAAGCATCAAAAATAAAAAGAATTGCTTAAAGCAATCACTTTTGAAAGGGCTCTTCGGAGCCCTTTTTTTATGTCTGTGAGAAAGTGTGACAAACTAGTAATGTGATTTCATCGTATTATAAATAGTATACATTCATTCAATTAACGAAGGTGTATTATGAAAAAACTACTATCGATGGTTACATTTTTTGCTGTAGGATTTGTTGCAGGCGGAGTCAACGCACAAACATATACAGAAGAAGTGGCAAATATTATTAACGAGAACTGTGTAGTATGTCACCGTCAAGGCGGCATCGGTCCAATGAGTTTCGAAACTTATGAGCAAGTGCGTCCATGGGCACCACTGATTGCTATGAAAGTGGCTTCACGAGAAATGCCTCCTTATGCTTACGATCATGGTATAGGAGTACAAGACTTACAAGGTGATTGGCGACTAGCACAAGAAGACATTGACACAGTAGTAGCATGGGTCAACAGCGGTTCTATTTACGGTGACGCTGACACAGTAGTACAAGCACCAGAGATGAGAGATCCAGAAGCATGGAACTTTGAAGGCGACTTCGGTGCACCAGACGCAATCATCCCTAGTGTAGCAATTGATATTCCTGCAAACGGCAATGATCTATGGCACAAGCATCTAGTACCAAGCGGTCTCACTGAAGATCGTTGCATCAAAGCAGTACAAGTAAAGCCACGAGGTGCAGCAAAGTCTGTAGTACACCACGCTAACTCAAGTATTCTCACAGCAGAAGGGCGTGAAGGCATGCTCACCGAGTACGCTATGGGAAAGTGGGGAGAGATTGTACCAGAAGGAGTTTGTCGTACAATCCCAGCAGACGCTCAAATCAGTTGGGATATTCACATGTTCCCAGGTGGTCTTGGAGCAATGGCCCCAGGTTCTGTCATCAAAGACAATGTGGTAGAGATTGGTCTTTGGTTGTACACCGAAGAGGAAAGCGAACAATTAAAATACAAACAAGACTTGAGTTTGTATCGCTTAGGGGATCAGGACGACCTAGTTATCCCACCGAATGGATATGCAATGACACAAGGTTTCCATTCTTTCGACCATCCTGTGCGTTTAGATAGTTTTCAGCCACACGGTCACTTGCGTATGAATGCAGCAAGTCTAGAAATCTTCTATCCTGAAACTGGTCGTACAGAACAAGTCAGTCAGATTTCTAAGTGGTCAGCAACATGGCATCACAGTCATTTGTATGCTCCTGAAGCAGCACCATTAATTCCAGCAGGCGCAGTTATCATTCTCAAGCAGTGGTACGATAACACGGCAGCGAATCCAAACAACCCAGATCCAGATATGTTTGTAATGGGTGGTTCACGCACAGGTGATGAGATGACTCACGCTTGGCTTGCTATTACTCATTTAGATGACGAAGGATTTGAACAATTGAAATCACAGAGGATGATAGCAGGAAATGACTAGACTAAACGCAGCAGTAACTACATTTGGCATACTAGTTTTACTTGCAGGCGCAAGAGCACAAGCAGATGAGATTGATTATGCGAGAGATGTTGCTCCTATTTTTGTAGAGCAATGTCAATCGTGTCACAGAGAAGGTGGTATTGCTCCATGGGCAATGACTAACTATCAAATGCTACAAGGCTTTGCACCTGCAATAAAAGAAGCTATCGTTGAGAAGCGTATGCCTCCAGGTCAAATTGATCGTAAGTATGCAGGCACAATTATCAATCACAGAACTCTAAGCAATAGAGAGATTGATACTATTGTAGAGTGGATTGACGCAGGCGCACCTGTTGAGGGAGATGTTGATCCTCTAACAGAAACAACTTACTCTACTTCAGAGTGGGTTCACGGCGAGCCTGATATGATTGTTGAAGTGCCACCACAAGAGATTCCAGCATTTGGCACAATGGGTCCTAATGCGATTCCATACAGATATACTAGTGTTGATCTTGGTCTCACAGAAGACAAGTGGTTGCGTGGATCACAGTTCTTGCCTAGCGAGCCTACTGTAATGCATCACATGCTGAACACAGTAAATATTCCAGGTGAGCGTAATGGTAACTTGTTAGGCGCACAGGGCGAAGGACAAGGCGATATGAACTATGCTACTATTAGCGCATATGTTCCTGGCGGTGATCCTGATTACTATGACGAGAACACCGGTGGTTTGTTACGAGCAGGTTCAATTGTGAATCTACAGCTACACTACACTCCTGATGGTACAGCAAGAACTGACAGAGCAAGAATCGGACTATACTTCCATGATGAAGGCGTAGTACCAGAAGAGAGAATGGCAGGCGATTGTGCTTGTATCTTCCCTAACAACTGGACACCGATTCCACCCTTTGATCCTAACTTTGTACAGACAGCAGAGATTACTCTAAAGAATGATATTAGACTACACACTTTCTTACCACACATGCATTTCCGTGGCAAGAGTATGCGAGCTACTGCAATCTACGCTGACGGCACAAGGGAAGAACTAATAGACATTCCTAGGTATGACTATGCTTGGCAGTTGTCATACACATGGAAAGAGCCTAAGTTTATTCCTGCAGGTACTCGTTTATTTGTAGAAGGTGCGTTTGATAATAGTACAGACAATCCAAAGAATCCAGACCCCGCAAGAGAAGTACCGTGGGGACAGATGTCGGAAGACGAAATGTTCTTCGGTGCATTTACTTGGAAGAATGTAGAATAAACTGACAGTATAGTTACACAAAGTAACAACACACTGTCACTTATCTACTCATTTTAGGTTCTAAAAGTTATATATAGTAGTGAGAGTTTATCGTGGCTCTCATTACTCTAACTTTTCTGCTCACAAGGCAAGGACCTAAAAATGAAAATCGGCGCAAAGACAGCCAAACTTGAAGCAATCGTTACTTTTGCATTGGCATTAGTAGTGACTTCACCCGTAGTATTCGCAGCAATCGCAGTAATCTAAACCGTTATAAATAGTAGTATCTAAATTAAGGATATTACTATGGTTGATGTATTAGCAAATGTCACAGAAGCAACATGGGACGCTGGGAATCCTGGAGAACTAGACTATCTTAAACCGAATGGCTTTAAGTTTGTAGTTCACAACCTTCCCAATGTCTCATTCTTCTGCCAATCCGCAAACATACCTGATGTTTCAATGGGTTCACCTCAAGTACCAACACCTCTCGTAGATTACTATGAGCCGGGTGATAAACTTGCATACGGCGAATTGTTGATTCGTTTTATCATTCAAGAAAACATGGCTAACTATAATGAGCTTTACGAGTGGCTCATCGGTCTTGGCTTTCCTGAATCGCACAAGCAGTATACAGACTTTTCTAATAGTCAGTCTTACCGCTTTCCTGATATAAATCCTGCAAAACAGAAGTCGTTAGGAAACTTTAGTGACGCATCTCTTTTCGTATTAGACTCCAACAATAATCCGCAGATAAAAATTGTGTTTCAGGATGCGTTTCCTGTGTCTCTTAGCGGCCTTGAGTTTGAATTGTCTTCTGGCAACACTGATTATTTTCAAGGAGTTGCTGCGTTTAGATACAGACAGTACAAGATAGAGACACTATAAATAGATTATATATTATGAGGTTTTATTATGATTACATTGAACGAGTTGCAGGATCAGTGGAAAGCTGACTGCAAAATTGATGAGTTGAATCTCGGTAGTGAGTCTACAAAAACTCCAGAGTTACACGCTAAGTATCTCAACCATCTCACGACTTTCAAATTACAACTGAGAAAATACGAAGCTCAGATGTATTCTTTGCGCCGTATTAAATGGCGCTACTTTAGAGGCGAACTGTCTCAACAAGAACTGGTAGATTTAGGTTGGGAACAATACTTGGGTCCTCAGCCTCTGAAAAATGAGATGCAAGAGTATCTCGACAGTGATTCAGATATTATAAAAATCGTAGATAAGATTGAATACATTAAGGCGTGTTTATATCAGTGCGAGTTTATAATGAAGTCTTTGAACAGTAGAACTTGGGATATCAAGAACGCTGTAGAGTGGACCAAGTTTACTAACGGATTGATGTAGTGATAAAAGTAACGAAAAGAAATGAAGCATATCTAAAGATTGATACTGATCCTGGCACAGGTCAAGAGCTATGCGATTTCTTTACATTTGATGTTCCTGGTGCTAAGTTTATGCCTTCGTACCGTTCTCGTTTGTGGGACGGCAAGGCTAGACTTTACAACATGTATCGTCAAGAACTCTATGTCGGTCTGCTGCCTTACTTAAAAGAGTTTGCACAGACGCTAGAGTACAAGTTAGAAGTAGATATAAAAGACATAGGCGATCCTGTGTCAACGCAGTATGTAGAAAACTTTGCTAAAAAACTAAAACTACAAAGCGGAGGCAAGGACATTGAGATCCGAGACTACCAAATCGAAGCTGTCAGACACACAATCAACGAAGGGCGAGCACTCTTACTCTCCCCTACTGCCTCTGGCAAGTCTCTCATTATATACAGCCTTATGCGTTACCATCAGCATTTGGGCAGGAAGCAACTCATCATTGTGCCAACAACCTCACTCGTTGAGCAAATGTATGGGGACTTCCAAGACTATGCAACAGCAGATGCCTGGAAGGTCTCTGAGAACTGTCATAGAATCTACGGTGGAAAAGAAAAGTCAAACGAATATCCTATAACGATATCTACCTGGCAGTCTATCTACAAGTTTCCTAAGTCTTGGTTTGAGCAGTTTGATGTTGTGTACGGAGACGAAGCACATAACTTCAAAGCAAAGTCTCTTACTACCATTCTAGACAAGTGTGTGAATTCGCCTTATCGTATAGGTACTACAGGTACGCTTGACGGCACTAAGACGCATAAACTAGTACTAGAAGGCATCTTCGGCACAGTAAAAAAAGTAATTACGACAAAGAAGCTGATGGAAGACAAGAGTGTAGCGAGTCTTGCTATCACTTGTTTGCTTCTAGACTACAGTGATCCTGATCGTCAAGCAGTAAAGAAGATGACCTATCAAGAAGAGATGGACTGGATCGTTACTAATCCTAAGCGAAACAACTTCATTCGCAATCTCTGTATATCCCAGAAAGGCAATACGCTAGTTCTGTTTCAGTTTGTAGAGAAGCACGGAAAGATTCTTAATGAGATGATAAAAGAAAAAGTCGCTGAGGGCCGTAGTGTGTTCTTTGTATATGGCGGTACAGACACCGAACAGAGAGAAGAGATACGAGCATTGACTGAGAAAGAGAATGATGCTATTATCATTGCTTCGTATGGTACATTTTCAACAGGCATAAATATTCGTAACTTACACAATATTGTTTTTGCTTCTCCGAGTAAAAGTAGAATCAGAAACTTACAAAGTATTGGTAGAGGGTTGAGAAAAGGCGACAACAAGACTTCTTGTGAGCTTTTTGATATTGGTGATGACTTATCTTGGAAGTCTAAAAAGAACTACACGCTTGGACACATGGTTGAGCGAGTAAAAATATATAATGAAGAAGGGTTTGAATATAAAATGGTAAAGGTACCTATCAGTGGAAACTAACTATCATGTTGTTCGCTTATCTAACAATTTAAATCTTGTTGGGGATGTAGAATATACCGCAGAAGGTATCTGCATTAAGTTTCCTCTGGAAGTGACTGCTAAGCCTATCAATGATGATACAGGTAAAATCATTGGCGAACATATGGTTCTTCGTCCATTCTTAGTTATGACCGATGACAGAGAAGTTGTAGTTGATTTATTTAATGTAGTGTGCATGAACAGCCTGAGTCAGAGGCTTTCTCCTTCATATGAAGAAATGGTAGAGAATGTGTACGGTAAGGTTGTTGCTTTTGACGGAGACTTCTACAAAGAAGAAAAAGATTCTGAAGCCAAAGAAGTAAAAGATTTAAGTGTTGAAGAGGCTGAATACTTACAAGAGCAGTTACAACAATTTATTTCTGATGATGATAAGGTAATTCATTAGAGTATACCTTTCTTCCTAACAAAACAATTATAACAACACGGCGCAACCCTGTCAAGCATTTATTTACATTTATTTACTTGACACCGCAATCTTTTTTTAGTATTATTGTATTATGAATTTAATTGGAGTGACTCATGACTAAAGAAAAAAACGCACATTACGTGGATAACAAAAAGTTCTTTGCGGCTATCAAGGACTGGAAAGAAGAGTGGGATGCAGCAGTGGAAGCAGGAGAGCCTACTCCTCAGTGTACTCACTATCTCGGTGAGTGCTTCGTGAAAATTTCAAATCATCTTGCATACAAGTCGAACTTCGTCAACTACACCTTCCGAGACGAAATGATTCTTGATGGCATTGAGAACTGTTTACGGTATGCTGACAGGTTCAATCCAGAGAAGTCAAAGAATCCTTTCGCTTACTTCACACAGATTACCTACTACAGTTTTATTCGCCGAATCAAGAAAGAAGCTCGGCAAACTGAGACTAAGCTAAACTATCTCGCAAGCATCGACCTACAACAACTCCTAGATGAAATTGAAGGAGACTCTGGTAACTACGAGTATCTAAAATGGGTACAAGAGCAGATAGATTCTAACGCCAAAGACAAGAAAGATATTGGCAAGGTATCTGAAACAGCTCAGCCGAAACGGCGTCCTAAATATTTTGATAAAAAAGAAGAGTCGGTGCTTGACATATGACCTAAATACTAGTATACTATCAGGATACTAATAGGACTATGTTATGAAAGTACGATTCTCTGAGATATTTTATAGTTTTCAAGGCGAAGCTGAACTTGCCGGCACTCCGACTACATGGATACGGTTCTTTGGCTGTAATCTTGAGTGTAACGGATTCGGTCAAGAAAAGCCGGCAGAGCCAGAAACATATAAACTACCTTACAAAGACTATGACCCTTCTAATATTATTGCAGTAGAAGAGTTGCCTGTGTGGGAATACGGCTGTGACTCTTCATACTCTTGGTCAATGAAGTACAAGCATCTAGCACAAGATACTACGCCGGAAGGTGCGTGTGACAAACTAGAAGCACTTCTGCCTCATGGCAGATTTACTCATCCTCACACAGAACAAGAAAACATGTTGGCATTCACAGGCGGCGAGCCGATGCTTCAACAGAAACAAATGAAAGCTATCGTGAACGAGTTTTTGATTCGTGGCAATGTCCCGAAACTCATCACAGTTGAAACAAACGGAACTAAGAAACTAAACAAAGAACTACAAGAGTTTATCAATGTCTACCTGTCTGAGATGGGTGTACGATGGCATTGGTCTATCAGTCCTAAAATACTACACACTTCAGGTGAAAAGAACGCAGTTGATGTAGACATGTACATGAGCTATATCGAAGGCACAAAGAGCACTGGATGCCTGAAGTTTGTTTGCAACGGCACAGAAGAATCTTGGAATGAAATAGATTACTTTGTTGCTGACACGATGCTCTACTGCAAGGATGCAGAGATACCTATGCCTGATGTTTGGATTATGCCAGCAGGAGCTACGAAGGAAGAGCAAGAGCAAGTCGCTCACATTGCGAACGAAGCAATGCAGCGAGGGTATAAAGTAGCGACACGAAATCACGCTTATGTTTATGGAAATCAGATAGGGACTTAGTATGGACTTTAGAGACGACAAACTGTTTGTAGATTGGATGGATATCGATGCGCTTTGTTTAGATATTGCGAACGATGCTAGGCATTTAGGTATTACTAAAATTGTTGGCATAACACGAGGCGGTTTGATTCCAGGTGTTATTCTATCTCACATGCTGAATGTCCCGTTTGAGCCTGCCACTTGGCAAACACGAGACGGATTGATCCAGGACGCTGATCTTATTATTGAAAATAATCTCAGCACTACCTTGTTTGTTGATGACATATGCGACAGTGGTCTTACAATGGAAGATGTTGCTGAGTTAGCGCCGGAAGCTAAGCGAGCAGTCCTCCTAAATAAAAGAAACGATATGGGTATTGACATCATGGGTCAATCTTTATATAATGTAGATGAATGGGTAGTCTTTCCTTGGGAATCGGAAGAATGAAAAAGAGTAGCGTTATAAGAAAAGTGCCTTGCTTTGGCGACGGTAATAACGGACCTGATACAATGTATGTCGTAGACATGTATGAAAACGAACGCAAAGTAGGCACTAATGAATTTCCTGGCAAGAGTATACACTTTGTAGAATCATTTGTAGAAAATTGGGAACAAGGCATTTTAGATGATAAGCGAACAGATTAAAACAAGACTGCAACGAGCAGGTAAACGATTTCATGCGGCAGATAATATCTCTGAATTTTTGCATGAAGGAGACCGTGAAGCTCTCATAGAAGAATTGACTGAAAAGTTTGAAGGTGTTCTCAGTAGTCTAGTTATCGATACTAAGAATGATCCTAACAGTCAAGGCACAGCAAAGCGTCTATCTAAAATGTATGTAAATGAGCTAATGTCGGGTCGTTATGATTCAATGCCGAATGCAACAGCCTTTCCTAATCATGTAGATGGGGGATACGAAGGCATGTTGGTTGTTCGTAGTGAGTTAAAGTCTATGTGTTCTCATCATCATCAGCCTGTTAGTGGTGTTGCATATATAGGTATTATTGCTGCTGATAAACTTATTGGTCTCTCTAAGTATACTCGTATTGCACAGTGGTGCGCTCGCCGAGGAACTTTACAAGAGGAGCTATGCAACGATATTGCAAAAGAAATACAGTCTGCTACCGGCAGTGAAAACGTAGCAGTCTATATACAGGCAACACATGGTTGCTGTGAGAATCGTGGTATTATGGCACACAGTTCGTTGACTCAAACAACAGTGTTGAGGGGCAGTTTCTTCAAAGACCCTAGCACTAAGAAAGAGTTTTTTGATAACATTAAATTGCAACAGGAACATTCGTGTAAATGAGAATAAAGCCTACTGACAGACAAGTTGTAGTAGACCTGGAGACACTTAGCACTCGCCCTAATTCGTGCATTGTTTCTATAGGTGCAGTCGCTTTCAATCTGCAAGATGGCATACTAGACAACTTTTTTATCAATGTAGATGCATCTTCTAGCAAGTCACATGGTCTGCATATAGATTCAAACACTATTGAGTGGTGGCAGAAACAATCTAAGGAAGCGCAACGATCTTGGCAGAAGGATCCTCAACCTCTGGAATATGCGCTAGAAAAATTTGCTGAGTTTTATCAAAAGGGAAATCCGATATGGGGTAACGGCTCTAGTTTTGATATTACAATATTAGAGTCTGCATATTATGCTGTTGGTTGGGATAAAGACAAGCAGTACGGCGATCATTTGCCCTGGAAGTTTTGGGATATATATGATATGAGAACATTAACTTCTATTCTTGGTCGTAAGCTAGAAAAGACAGGTGTCAATCACAATGCATTGGACGATGCTATGGCAGAAGCCAAACTATTAATTGAGATGTTAAAATCATGAAACTAGAATATGTTGCTTCGGGTACTTCTTTTATGTGCCTTGGCAAGCCTGTTATAAGCAAAGATCCGCAGCTTGCTGATGTTATAAACAATATTTTTACAGAGTTTTTCGGTGATCAACCTAATCATACGTTTTCTATATTATATAATGCATGGGCAGAAAAAAGCTATGGTGAAAGACTCAGTAAGTTCAAGACATCTGTACACAACCTACATGCTGACTCTGGCGGTCTGCAAATGGTTACTCTATCTCATAAGCTAAAGCCCGGTACGAATATGGACGAACTTCGTGAAGAAGTTTACAACAATCAAGCAGACTGGGCAGATGTTGGTATGTCTTTCGATGAGATACCTGTTGTTGTGCTGCCTAACATAAAGAAAGTTTTTGATAAAGAGTTAAATAAAGAAGTAGAAATAGATGTAGGTTCTGATAGGAATGACACTCGTTTTAGGTATTTTGATAGAGAAAATCGTCAAAAATACGCCAAACAAACTGCTGAAAATATAAAGAGACAGATAGAAGTCTTTAAAGCTAAAAACAGCACATGTAAACCTTTTATGATTTGTCAAGGTGGTGACTTAGAAACGTATCTAGAGTGGACTAATACTATCTTAGAAACTGTGCCGAAAGAAGATCACAAAAATATCGCAGGCGTTGCTATGGGAGGTGCTGCATTAGGCACCGGTCCTCTAGAAGATATACAGAAAGCATTCTTTGCAAGTCAAGTTCCAGTTAGGGACGAAAACGGAAAGCTAAATCTTCACGTTCTAGGAGTAGGTTCAGCATCACGAATGATTCCTTATCTAATCTTCTTACAGAATGGTTTATATGGAAATGTTCATATCTCTTATGACTCTACTACACATTCACGAGCAGTAGACACTGGTATGTACTATATGCTAGGAGAAATAAAGAATGGTGTATATGTAGAGGGCAAGCCCAAGACATTAAACTTTACACGAGCTACAACAAATGAAGATGTTCTGCCGGGAGAAAAGCCAAAAAACAGAGAGCCTGATGTAAACTATAGAGTCATGTTAGAAGATGTAAAAAAATATTATCCTTTGGATCTAAGTTTGGATAGGTTTCATGAAATTCTCAATGTACCGAGTGTACCTTATCTTAAGAAATATGGCTCTTTGGTAGATTGGTATGAAGTAAGAACTGCGTTTTGTTGTGCAAGTATCAAAAATTTCATGTGTACTATAGAAAATCTGATGCATGATAAAGAGGCTTTAGTAGCACTAGCAAATACTAAATATCCTGCAGGAGCCGCTGAGCAATTATTTGATGTGAAGGATATCGATACTTTTAATGTTTGGTTAAATAAATGGTCTAATGTGTTTGAAGAAAAGAATCTTTCTAAGAGAATCGTTCACTCCTATGAAGATACTGATTTAGGAAACAATATGGAAGTTGATTTGTCGGGGATATGATATTGAACAACTGTGTGAAATTAGATTACAATTTTGATATAACTAATTTAAAAAAAGAATGCCACGACATTATTGAAAAGGTAGGTCTTCACTCTGAAACAAATCAAATTTCTTTAAAACACACCGCTGAAAGAGACGATAGAAATCTTTGGTATGAAGGCGTAGGTTCTTTTAGAAAAGAAACTAATTTAAAAAGATTGCAACAAAAAGATTTTACTGAATTAAATAAAAATATTTTAGATACATACATCGGTCAGGTGTATAAAGAAATAACAAAAGAATATGACACAGGAAGATGTCGAATAATGGGTCTTCCTGGTCAAAAATGTATGACTCTTCATTACGATATGACTAAAAGAATTCATATACCAATAGAAACGAATGAAGACTGTTTGATGATTATTGATAACGAAGTTATACACATGCCCGCCGACGGCAGCGTATACCTGACAAATACTTTCAAGAGGCATACTGCGTTGAATGCTAATTGGGATTTTATGAGACTACATCTAGTCTTTGATTTGCTATAGGAACTATATTATGGATGCACAAAAAGTACGCAACTCTATTGTTGAAATCTCTAACTCTATGACTCGTATGGATGCAGAACGAGATTTGATTAAAGAGATAATCAATAAAGTCCACGAAGAAGAACTTCTGGACAAGCGAGTTATCCGAAAGATGGCTCGTGTTTACCACAAGCAAAACTTTGCGGAAGAAACTACCATCAACGAAGAATTCGAGACTACATTTAAGAACATTATGTCTTGACACCCCGGATCTTCTGTGTTACTATATAACGGTAAACTAAGGAGATCATCATGAATATATTTGCTCTAGATAAAGACCCTGTTGTGTCGGCACAAATGCATTGCGATAAGCATGTGGTAAAAATGATCATTGAGTACGCTCAACTTATGTCCACTGCTCATCGTGTGCTAGACGGCACAATGTATCAGGACAAAACTGCCAACAACCGCAACATTAAACGGTGGCGTTTAGCCGATACTGTCCTTGAGAACGATGTTTACAAAGCATCGCACATCAATCACCCATCCGGTATATGGACAAGGGCAACTAGAGCAAACTATGAATACATGTACAAGTTATGGATTGCTCTGTGTCAGGAGTACACTCACCGCTATGGTAGAATTCACTTGACACAGAGCAAATTAGAACATATACTATGTACTGCACCGTCAAACATTCCTGACGGTCAACTAACAGAAATCCCACAAGCAATGCCTGACGATGCAAAACTTCCGAATGTGATAGAAGCATATCGCAATTACTATCGTGTATATAAAAAGGACTTTGCTAGGTGGACTAAGCGACAAACACCGGAGTGGTTCTATGCCAGTAACTAGTAGGCAAATTCGTGTTAGCTTTCAGAAAGAAGGCATACACAAATATCCAGCAGCTAAAGATTTACCGGGGGTAGAGTTTCTACAATACCCTCATCGCCACATCTTTCATTTTTATGTGCAGTTAGAAGTGTTTCATGATGATAGAGATGTAGAATTCATTTTGTTCAAGCGTGAACTTGAAGGACTATTTGATAGCGGTGTCATGCAAGCAGATTTTATGTCCTGTGAAATGTTGGCGAACGATCTAATTGAGTATGTTGAAAAACATTACCCTAATCGTATATGTCAGGTAGAAGTCTTTGAAGACGATGAGAACGGAGCGATACTAAGCAATGCGTAAACTTTTTTATATGGGGTTAGAAAGCTATGAAGCACGATACACTCTTCAACTTCAAGAGTGGAACGAACGAGTGTTTAATCTGCGAGGGATTGATTATGAGGTTATCCATGGCGAAGAACTAGATAACAGTAAAGCTATTGTAACCGGCAGTGTGCTTGACGCTCATGGTAGAACATACTACAGCATGTCACAGCATATGAATCTCATTCAAAAGATGAAGAACGGTGAAGTCACTAGCGATGATGTTATTTTCTATGAGGATATGTTTACTCCTGGTCTAGAATGTTTGCCTTACATCATGGATCAAAGCCCTGAGGAATATCGTCCTAAAGTCTTTTTGCGCTTCTTAGCACAGACTACAGATCCCGATGACTTCTTGATTCGTGAAGGCATGTTTGATTGGATGCGTAAATACGAAGAGATGGTAGATCAATTTGTCGATGGCATCATGGTTGCGTCAGAAGAGTTTGTCGCACATCTTCGCATTGCAGGTATCAAATGTCCTATATATGTAACAGGCCTACCCTTCGGCAAGAGTGAAGTACAAGAAAGAGTTCCTGAGCCAAAGTTTATAGGCGAGAGAACTAGGCGAGTAGCATTTTCATCTCGATGGGACGATGAGAAACAACCTCACTTCTATATGGATTTGGCAGAAGCATATTACAAAATTGATCCTACAGTAGAATTTGCTATTTTCTGCGGACACCCTGAACTGAAAAGCAATGATCAGTCATATGTAGATCGTGCTTATTCTTTGACGTTAGGCAACAAGGCAAACTTTAAAATTTACACAGGTCTCAGAAAGAACGACTACTATTATTTGCTTTCAGATACACAGGTTCTTTTCAATTGTGCGTTACAAGATTGGGTCAGTAACACAGTTAGCGAAGCAGATAGTCTAGGTGCATTGACGTTGTTCCCTGCGTATAGAAGTTTCCCGGAAGTCTTTGCTAACAATGCTAATCATCTTTATGTCCCTTGGTCAGTTAATGATGCTATAGACAAACTCAAAAAAATGTTTGTGTCTATTGACAACGGCACTCTGTGGAAGTATAATATTGGTAAGATTAGTGACTATCAGAATGGAACTATTGACAGGACTCTAGATAGTATTCTAACTGAACACTCTAATCGCAGAGACAGTACAACATTCCGTAAACATGTAGCAAAGGCAAAGTATGAGTAAAAATGTATTAGTGACAGGCGGTAACGGATACATAGGTTATCAAACGGTATTGCAACTACAAGAAAGTGGTTACACTCCAATCGTTGTTGATTGGATCAATGATGAATTGAAATCGTCATATACTTATTCGTTTGATGACAACCGTGTTCTTGATATCATGAAGTTTCATGAAATAGAAACTGTCATACATTTTGCAGCAGATCATGAAGTAGGCCGCAGTGTTGAAGAACCTTCTGTGTTTTACAATAATAATATTGTTGCAAGCATTAAGTTCCTAGATCGATGCATACAAGCAGGAGTTAAAAACTTTATTTTTAGTAGTTCTAGTAGCGTGTACGGGGACAACGTAGAGTTTCCGACAACAGAGTCTACTAGAAAAAATCCTATGTCTCCTTATGGCAGGACTAAGGATATGTTTGAAGAAATTCTAAAAGATTATGAAGATGCATATGGTATACAAACACTCTCTCTTAGATATTTCAATGCTGCCGGCGCTGACCCTCTCATCAGACATGGTTATGTGCAGGAACCTCAGTCACACTTAGTTCCTATTCTTGCAAGATGCTTCGGTCAAGACTTGCCCTTTACTGTATTTGGAGATGACTACGACACTCCAGACGGTACTTGTATTCGTGACTACACTCATGTATGGGATATTGCAAATGCACATATCGCAGCTATTGAGTATCTAAAAGATGGCGGTCCTCATCAGGCATTCAATATAGGCAAGGGCAATGGCGAAAGCGTTTTAGAAGTTATAAATGCTTTTGAGAGATACACAGGGAAACAAATTGAAGTTAAGACAGGCACGAGAAGAGCAGGTGACCCTCCTAAAACTTTTGCTGATATTACACTAGCAATTAATGAACTAAAGTGGTTCCCTAAATATACATTAAATGATATCGTAGAACACGCTTACAAGTGGGAGAACAGATAATGCATTACAGTACAAAACATTACGGTCACAACATCGGTTTGTCAGCAGTCTTTCGTCAACCGAATGCAGATCACTCACACTGTCATTTACTACACGGCTACAGTCTAGCATTTACTTTCACTTTTGCTTGCAAAGAACTAGACAACAAGAACTGGGTAGTTGACTTCGGCGGTTTAAAACAATTGAAGGCATGGCTAGAAGATAGCTTTGATCACAAAGTTGTTGTAGATAAAAACGACCCGGCACTTGGTACTATGATAGGCTTAGAGTCAAAAGGACTAGCAGAAATTCGTGTGTTTGACGGCGTTGGTGCAGAGAAGTTTGCAGAACACGCATGGGCATTTGCTGATCAGTTAGTTAGGAAAATGACAGATGACCGCTGTTGGTGCGTGAAAGCAGAAGTAGCAGAACACGGTGCTAACTCAGCTATCTACGAGGCATAACTTTGAAATTTGCAATGGTAACAGACTTGCACTTCGGCGCAAGAAGTGATTCACTTGCCTTTGACAATCACTTTCGTAAGTTCTATGAGGAAGTATTCTTTCCAGAACTAGATCGTCAAGGCATCAAAACTGTTTTTGATTTAGGCGACACATTCGACCGAAGAAAGTATATCAACTTTAATACTCTAAAGAGTTGTAAAGAATATTTCTTTGACGAATTAGAAAAGCGTGGAATCGATTTGCATATGATTCCAGGCAATCATGATACCTATTTTAAAAACACTAACGATGTAAACTCTCCTGATCTTTTGTTGAGAGACTACAACAACATTGCCCTCTATCAGAAAGTTACTGAAATCAAAATGGGTGAAAGCACAGTATTGTTTGTGCCTTGGATATGTAATGAAAACTATGAAGAGTCATTCGAAATCATCTCTAACTCAAAAGCTGATATCTGTCTGGGACACTTTGAGTTCTCTGGCTATGACATGTATCGTGGATCCCCTAATCCTCATGGCATGGATCCTGGTATGTTTAAGCATTTGCCTATGGTTATTAGTGGTCACTTTCATCACAGGCATACTAAAGGTAATATTACATACATGGGGAATCCTTACGAGATAACCTGGTCTGACTATGACGATCCAAGAGGCTTCGCAATCTATGACACAAAAGAAAAACAGCTTGAATATATCGACAATCCGAACAAGCTCTTTCACAAGATTTATTATGATGACACCGACACTGGACTTTTTACTGGTGATTTTGTTTACGATTATGACGCAATACGAGGCGGTTGTGTAAAGGTAATCGTAGTAAAGAAAACTGATTTTGCTAAGTTTGATGCGCTTATAGATAATCTTTATCAATGCGATCTCATTGAACTTAAAATCATTGAAGACCTGTCTGAATTTGAAGACGAGGCAGTAGGCGAAGATGTTGACTTGGAAGATACTATGACACTACTGAAAGAGTATGTCGATGGCATCGAAGTCACAGTCGATAAAGAACGACTCAAAGCCTTACTACAGTCACTCTATGTCGAAGCACAAGACGGACTTTAGTGATTTTAACTCATATATTATAGGGTTTTTGAACGAATGATAAAGTTTAGTAAGATACGATGGAAAAACTTCCTTTCTACAGGTAATGCCTGGACTGAAGTTATGTTAGACAGAAGTAGCAGTACTCTGATTCTGGGTGACAACGGGTCAGGCAAATCAACTCTGCTTGATGCTATTACATTTGCTTTGTTCAACAAGCCTTTCAGAAACATTTCAAAGCCTCAACTAGTCAATAGTGTGAATCGCAAAAACATGCTAGTGGAAGTGGAGTTTACGATAGGCTCTAAAGAATATCTGATTCGGCGTGGCAGCAATCCAGGCGTGTTTGAGATTGAGATAGACGGAGACATGGTTGATCAGAACGCTAGTGTCCGTGACTATCAAAAGCACCTCGAAGAAAACATCCTCAAGCTAAACTACAAGTCATTCACGCAGATTGTGATACTTGGCAGTGCTTCGTTTACTCCTTTCATGCAGTTGACTCCTAATATTCGTAGAGAAATCATCGAAGACATTCTGGACATTCGTATCTTTACTACGATGAAAGAAGTTCTAAAATCTAAAGTCACTGACCTTAAAGAGAAGTTAAGATTCATTGAAGGCGAGATAACTGTCACTAAAGAGAAGGCGAAAGTACAGAAGCAGTACATTGATACGCTTGAGAGCGACAAGAAAGAAAGAGTTGAAAAGATTCAAGGCGAGATTACAGGTCTAGAAACTACACTGTCTACTCTACAGAAGCAAGTAGAATTTGATGTAGAAGTAAAAGAAAGTTTCGGTGACATTGAAACGAAGAGAAAGAAACTAGAAGCCTTCAAGACAGAGTTTGCTCGCAAGATACGAGAGCAAAAGAAAGAGCTGGACTTCTATCACAATCACGATGACTGCCCTACTTGTAAGCAAGGTATTCCACACGACTTCAAAGAAACAATTACTTCTGAAAAAGAGTATAAAATAAATGAACTTGAAGAAGGCAACACTAAGCTCGCTGAACAATGGGAAGAACTAGACAAGTCATACGAAGAGTTCCTTGATATACAGCAGAAAATCATTGACACTAACAACAGTATCATGTCTACACAAACATTGCTACAGCGCCTAGTAGTTGAGAAGACTGATGCTGAAAACAAAGTAGGTGACATTGAGAAAGAAACATCAAAGTTAAAAGAGATTGCGAAAGAGTTAGTCAGCAAGAGCGACCAACGAACTTCTTATAATGAAGAGCAAGAGTACAATAGTATCGCTGAATCATTGTTGAAAGACTCAGGCATCAAAACTAAAATTATTCGTCAGTATTTACCCGTGATAAATAAATTAGTAAACAAGTATCTGAAGGCAATGGACTTCTTTGTTCAGTTTGATCTTGACGAAACATTCAAAGAAACTATCAAGTCTCGCCACAGAGACAAGTTTAGTTACGCTTCGTTCAGTGAAGGCGAGAAGCAGAGAATTGACTTAGCACTTGTTTTTACATGGCGGACAATTGCCAAGATGAAGAACAGCGCAAGTACTAATCTGCTCCTACTTGATGAGGTATTTGATAGCTCACTAGATGTGAACGGAACAGACTATGTAATGCAGCTTCTAAATACTATTGGTGAAGAGACAAATGTTTTTGTAATCTCTCACAAAGGAGATCAACTCTTCGATAAGTTTAGAAGTGTAATACGATTTGAGAAAAAGAACAACTACTCAGTTATGGCGGTTAAATAATGGAAAAAGAAAAACTAATATCATTCACAGATCCTCTATTGAAGAAAGAGCCAGAGAGATTTGACTTTGAGAAGGAAGACGCTAAAGCAATTAGCGAAAGGCTTCTTGCGGGCATGAAACAGTTCGGCGGCGTGGGTCTTTCTGCTAATCAGATTGGTCTAGACATGAAAGTTTTTGTCATCGGTGGTTCAGGACTACAAGAAAAAGCATTTTTTAACCCTGAACTATTGACAGTATCACAAACAGGTGTTACTATGAGAGAAGGATGCCTATCTTATCCCGGTCTTTGGTTGAATCTGACTCGTCCTGATTCGTGTACCCTACGGTATCAAGATGAAAATGGAGAAGTTATCATTGAAGAGTTCGGCGGAGTATATGCAAGAGTAGTACTTCACGAATATGATCATATGGTCGGCCAGAACTTCACTATGCGAGCATCGAGTTTAAAGATTCAACGAGCACTGAAGGCGCTAGACAAGAAAGTTTTGCGTCAGATGAAACGACAGAGGGCAGCATAACATGTCAGATAATTGGGACTTTGGATTCACTGCGGTAGATGACATACCTTCAACACCGAGTGAACCAGCACAGCCAGTAGTAGCGCAAGTAGATGACGCACAGTTACAGTCTATCATGGACAAGTTAGAACGATTAGAGGGACTAGTTCTCACTACCAACAACGATGACATGATAAACGAGCATAGAAGTTTGTTGCAGCAAGATGTTGCAGCTAAATTGAAGCAAGTAGAAGACCTTATCTTACCTCTACTTTTTAATCTTCAGAAAAATCCTGATAAGGATTACATACTGTGGCCCAATAGGACAGCAATTCTAGATAAACAGATAGAAAAGATAAAAGCAGTGACACGATATTACGAAAATATATAAAATGGAGTTGAGTATGGCTAAGATGGGTAAAGAAAAAGAATTTGAAGTTGCTCCGGTAGTTAGGGGAGTATTTAATCGTCCGACAGGTCAGATACTAGACTTCTATTTGAACAGCGCAATTGGTAGTCCAGAAGAATACGCAGAGTGGAATCAGATTCTACGCTCGTCTGGCGAACAAGATGTAGTCTATCTACATATCAATTGCTACGGCGGTCAAGCACTAACAGCAGTTCAGTTGATGCGAGCAATTTCAGAATCACGAGCAACGGTTGTCGCCTCAGTTGAAGGCGCTTGTATGTCGGCAGCAACATTCTTGTTTCTAATGGCAGATGTGTGTGAGATTTCAGATCACAGTATCTTCATGTTCCACAATTTCTCTGGCGGCACTATCGGCAAGGGCAACGAGATGATGGCACAAGTTCATCACAATGACAAGTGGGCTAGAAACTTGATGGAAAGTATTTACCAAGACTTCTTTACACAGGAAGAAATTGATAGTATACTAGAGGGTAAAGACTATTGGTTATCTCCAGATGAGGTTACCGAGAGACTACAAAAGCGCAATGAGATACTGGAAAAGCAGAAAATTGCTGCCGAAACACCAGAGAAACCGACTAGAAAGAGGGCTAAGAAAGCCTAAGTCATTGATTTTATTAGAGAAATGAATGCTTGACATCCTCACAACCAGGTGCTATAATAGTAGTACAAAATGAGAAAAGGTTGTGAGGACCGTCATATGAAAATCGAAACAAAGTCAATTCTAGCTAAACTACTAGCTACCGAAAACATCTCAGTAGAGCAGAAAGAGATTCCTACTGCTGCTTTTGATCCTACTAAGCGTGTGCTGTACATTCCTAACTGGAAAGATATGTCCAACAGCCTTCAAGACCTGTTGATCGGTCACGAAGTCGGACACGCTTGGGATACTCCTGCTGAAGGTTGGCACGATGCAATTTGTGAAGACCCTACACTCAAGGGCTTCTTGAATGTAATCGAAGATGCTCGCATCGAGCGCAAAATCAAATCACGATATCCTGGTCTCGTAAAATCATTCTACGCAGGCTATCGTGAATTGTTTGAGCGTGACTTCTTTGGCGTCAAGGATGTAGATGTAAATTCTCTTCCTCTTATTGATCGCATCAATCTACACTTCAAAGTAGGTCCTTTTCTCAGCGTTAAGTTCTCTGCTGATGAGCAAGAAATCGTTGACCGTGTATCAAAGACTGATACTTGGGAAGATGTTGAGGCAATCGCTCGTGAACTTCACACTTCTGCCCAAGAAGATGCTGATGAAACACTTGAAAACATTGCGGAGATGTTCGATGAGTTGATGGAAGACCTCAACGACATGGACGAAGATTCAGGTGAGTCTGACGGCGATGAAGAATCTGATACAGAACAGCTCGGTGGTTCTGATGCTACTGAATCCTCTGATGACTCTGACGGCGATGAAGAATCTGATACAGAACAGCTCGGTGGTTCTGATGCTACTGAATCCTCTGATGACTCTGATGAGTTAGAAGATGCTGGATTCTCTGGCAACAATCAAGATGAATTCGACAAGTTGTTTAGCGAGACTGAACAAGAGCAAGATGCTCCTCAAGAAATTTCAAAGTTTACACAGGATGGCGGTGTTGGTTCTATCACTGACAATAACTTCCGTGATAACGAGCAGAGGTTAGTTGACACTTCTCCGACTAAAAAAGAAACTGTCTATGTTACTATTCCTAAAAACATAAACGCTCAAAACTATATTGTCAGCGCAAAAGACATTTACAAGTTTGAGAACTTTAAATTTTACAATAA